GTCTAGTTGACCGTCTAGCACTCTTTCTCGCAGAGCGTCTAGTTGACCGTCTAGCACTCTTTCTCGCAGAGCGTCTAGTTGACCGTCTAGCACTCTTTCTCGCAGAGCGTCTAGTTGACCGTCTAGCCTTTCTGCGACCTCCACCACTAAGGGATTCGTAATCGGCTATACCATTTACTCCTTTTCCACTAAAACCATATGAAGAATTATCCATTTTATTATAGCATATATAAATAATTTAAGAATATAGTATTATAAATTACTGATTTCAATTGCTTTCTTATAGTATGCTTCCGGCCAATAATGGAATACGTTTTTAACATCTGTGAACGTACCACAACCAGCATATTCTATTTCATTTAAGAAATATTTAGTTGTATCAAGTGTATTTCCTTGACAACAACCAAGGTCAATTCTTAAGAATAGTGGTCTTACAACCTTCCCTTTTATTTTAGTTTCTGGGTAATTATCAAGGACTTTTTGGGCAAGTTTTTGAATACCCTTTAAAGTCCCTTTACTTACATTACCAAAACTTTCTGGGGGAGGCCATGCTTTAATGGATACATTATATTTATATTCTCCATTGAGCCAATATGTTTTAACCTCAAACTTTTTAGCAAATCCAATCATTTTTTCTTGACAAACTAAACCGGGGAATTTTTTAGTTTTTTGTAAATATTTTGTTAACTCTTTTTCAACCTTTCCATCGTCACTATTTGGTATATCAGAGTAGAATGATTCTGTTTTTTCTGTGATTGATGGATCATCAGAATAATAGGATTCAGTAATTTGAGTATTCTCGGTAGTTTTTAGATCATATTTTGATATTTCTATATTTGCAAACGCATAGTCAGGTTTAACAATAAAAGAAGACCAACCATTTTCTCTAACTTTTTTAATTATATCTGAAGCATCTCTTTTCTTTTTAATTAAAAAAGTAGGTGCTATAGGTATCCCTTTATTTTCATAATATTTTAAATAATCACCTTTATTATATAAGAAATTCTGTTCAGATAGAGGGGGATATATATTATTTTTTTTATTTTTCATTATCGCCAACCATTTTTGATATTGAACCTTTGATTTTCCATGCCAAGCATTTAAGAGATTAACACCAACTAAAAAATTTACATCATTTTTTTGAAGTGTTTTTTCATTAAGATTTGTGATATATTTTACTTCTGCGTCAGGATATTTATATTCGATCGCGGCAACTAATGCTGCTTCATTCAAGATCCACCCATCCGCATCAATATATTTATCAGGAACATTATCCATCCATTTCTTATATGGGGTTGATGGATTTGTTTCACCAAGTCTACCACCGAGTATTCCTATTTTTACCATTATATTATATTATATTATATTATATTATATTAATTTTATTTATCAGTTAAGAACCTTGGACCAATATTCATACACTGAAGTTCTTGCATAAGGAGTTTACAAGAGTATGGAATATATATTTTCTTAAACTTCTTATAGTTTTTACAGTGTTTACATTCATACATATTTGTTTTTGGATCTGATATTGCTTGCATATTACATTGACTACAGATGAATATACTGTATTTATCGGAAACATCCATCATCCTTTCCTTTAGGAAGTTAGAGGTTCCATGTGCTATCATACAGTCACGTTCCATTTCTCCAAAACGAAGACCACCATGTGAAGATCTACCTTCTGCCGGTTGACGAGTCATTGTTACAATTGGTCCGCTTGCACGACTATGTATCTTATCTCCAGACATATGCTTAAGTCTTTGATAATATGTTGGACCTATAAATATTTGTGTCTTAAGTTGTTCACCTGTAAACCCGTTATAGAGTATTTCATTTCCATGTCTTTCATGTCCCGCATTCTCAAGCATTTGTTCAACTGTCTTTACAGAAATTCTATCAAACGCAGTTCCACTACCAATATTCCCTGTTTCACAACACGTTTTTCCAAGAATACATTCAATTAATTGAGCAATTGTCATTCTACTTGGAATAGCATGTGGATTAATGATTATATCGGGTATGATACCATTTGATGAAAATGGCATATCTTCAGATCTATAAACCATTCCAACAGTTCCTTTTTGTCCATGTCGCGAAGAGAATTTATCTCCTATTTCTGGAACCCTGAAACTCCTTATTCTTGTTTTACATATATTATAACCATCACTATTTGTGGTAACATAGTTCTTATCAATATAACCATTTTCATTCCTCCTTAGACACATACTACTATCTTTATAATCATAATTAGTACTATCTTTAATGGGGACAACTTTTCCAATAAGAATATCATCCTCAGTTACGTATGTGTCTTTATCAATGAACCCGGTTTTATTGAGTTTATCATAATTACAAGGTTTTGGGAAAAGGAGTCGTGATTTTTCTGGTTTACAAAATTTTTCTTCTTCACCCTGAAAGTTGATTCTTTTTTCTTCATCTTTATAAGTCCTATAGAATGTGGATGAGAATAGTCCTCTATCAATAGATGATTGATTAAATATGATAGAATCTTCCTGGTTGTAACCACCATATGTAGCGATCGCTACAATCACATTAATACCATTTGGTAATTTATCAGCATTTAGGAATTTCATCATTTTAGTATCTATCAAAGGTTTTTGAGGGTGTGAAAGAACATGACTAAATGTATCGTATCTTTGATTATAATTTGTACAATAGACACCAACTGCCTGCTTACCCATAGCAGATTGATATGTATTTCTAGGAGACTGATTGTGATGTGGAAATGGAATACATGATGCTAGTGCCCCTAGAATCAGAGATGGATGTATCTCACAGTGTGTTGATCTTTTTTCTAAATGATTATCTTTTTGTTCCATTGATATTGTACAATTATTTGTTTCATGGGGATCAATATATTCAATACAGTAATCTCCGTCACCATTAAAAGTTGAAATCATATCTAACCAATTGATTGTTCCTTTTTGTAGTCTTTCTCTAATTTTTTCATTAAATAGTGGTTTTCCGTCTTTAATAATGATAAGAGGTCTTAGAGGTCTCCCACTATCCGAAAATATATAAATATATTGTTCTTGAATATTCCAATTAATAGAAGTATGGATATTTATACATCCTATTTTTCTCTTTGATTTTACAATATTGATAATTTCTTTTGGAGTTTCAGTAAACCCAATCCAATCCCCATTAACGAATACCCTTACATATTTTAATTTGTTGAAATCATAAATATGTATTTTATCAAAGGTTATAATATATTCATTTATGTAATGCCTTACTGTTTCGGATGTTTCGCCAATAGATACTTCACTGTTCATTGCTAAATTTTTTACAACACCAACTGCTTGACCCTCTGGTGTTTCCGTGGGACACACATATCCCCACGATGTTCCATGTAATTTTCTGGGAGGAATTAATTTACCAGTATTATCAGTTGGTGTTTGAACACGTCTCATATGTGAAATTGTACTGATGAAAGTCAAACGATTAAGGACTTGTGATACACCTTGCTTACTTGCGTTTACTTTCATTCCCCAATTTCCAGTCGCAAGAGCACCTTTCAAAATATTTTCAATATATGATGGTTTAATAATCTTATGTATATTTATATCATTTACGATTTGATTGTATTGTTTATTAAGGTTCCAAAGACCACTATTAACTTCTTTTGTAATGAAATTTTTGATATCTTTTGTAATTTTGTGTATACATTGATATGTTAGGTTACCTAAGAGGTAACCTGGTGTTTCAAATCGTTTATTAATATAACTGTCCCTGTCATCGTATGGTATTATACCTAGATAACATTTAACCAATTTATTTACCATAAGACCTGTAAAATATATTTTCTTTTCAAAGTTATCCCCCAAGTGATTTAGGTATTCTTTAAGGATACATTCCCGGACATAATTAATTTTTTTTTCTTCATTCTGTGTATAGTAACTGTTATTGTTAATGTGTTTACTAATGTAAATGACCGCTTCTGTTTCTGTCATTACTTCTCTCGCTTCTTCTATGGATGGTTTTAGAATTTTAAGGATATTTGTGTCAATTGATGATCCATTATTATCTATTACATGATAGATTATTTCTTTATCTGATTCACAACCAAGTGCTCGCATGAGGACGAATATTGGAATTTCAGTTTTCATATGAGGTAAAAGGATCCTTATTTGATTGCTATAAATATCATCCTTATTTGTTATCTTTATAGACGCTACTTTGGGGATACCGAATGTATTCTCATTAAGGGACCGTGTTTCACAAATATGCGAATATTTTGAGTAATTTTTAGGGTTTTTGTACACTTGTATTAGGTTATTTGCAATCTTTTCTTGAGAGATAATAACCTTTTCGTTTCCATTAATAATGAAATATCCACCAACATCATATTTACATTCTTCTTCACCACCCTTTTGTTTAAGGATACAATACTTTGATTTTACCATGATAGGAATCTTTCCAAAAAGGATATTTTTAATTGTTGTTTTTTCTAATTCAATAATTTCTCCATTTTCTTGAGTTTTGATGATTGAATCAAAATCAACTGTGATAGGGGAGATATATGTGCTATTCCTTATTCTTGCCATATTCGGTGTCATAAGTTTTGAACATCCATTATTTTCAATAAGGAGTGGTTTTCCGATCCTTATATTATTGATATCCAATTTAACTTCTTTTATTACACAATTATCATCATTGAAGGGTATAGTGACTGGGAAGAATTGTGATATTATTTGAGGTATTATAGTATCAACATAATAGTTATATGACTTTATCTGATGATCAACAATAACATTTTTCTGGTTAAAATATGTTTTTATTATATCGTCAGTACTAATGCTCATACCGTTGGTATTGTTTATTTATTTAATATATTCTTAAATAAAAATCAAATTTTAAAATTATTTAAAAAAAAAGTGCCGAGAGAATATTAAATGTTTAATTATAGCGATCTACTTTATTTACCATTAATATTCTTTGGAACCATTTTATATAAAATGGGTAAGGATTATATTGAAGTATCATATCATGAGAAATGGAAAGAAAAAATTAATTAATATTAAGTTCATATCCTTTTAGATAATCTGTCCCTTCAAATAATGTATCTTTTTTTATATTCAATTCTTTATATTCTTTTTCTAAAATATATGAGTATTTTCTACATGTTTCATACGTTTTACAAATGTTGATAATCGTTAATATTTGATTTTTAAAATAATCACTTTTTCCTTCTTTGACATTTATACCGTATTTTATTAAATTATTACATAATTGATTATGCACGATTACACTTTGAAAAATAAAACTATCAATAAGATAATCATTTTTTCTTGAATCTTCTAGAATTAAATTTATTAAAAATAAAGGATCATCATAGAGTTCATTTTTACTCTTACCTTCTTTTATCATATTAATTTTAACAGTTGATACAGATTCTAAGATAGACTCTATTGGTGACATTTTATTTATAAGGATATACATAGCTTTTACATAATTGTCTATATTTTCTATTGGTGTTATCATCGCTCTATCAACAAACATAGAATCTTCATGTGAAATAAAATCAGGCATCCTCCAGCAAAATCCATAATCATAGATAATTATCTTAATATTATTATTTTCATCAATTCTTATTTTCCAATTACCCTTATGTAGATCTCCATGCATAAGGCGATGTGTGTGTTGATTATTTTTAACAAAAATCTTATTTAGTATTATCATTTTATATTTCATGTAATCAGAAGCTTCTATCTTATCAAATACGGTACCTTCTTCATAAGACATAATTAATATATTTTTTGAAAACTTATAGACTTTGGGGATAATGAAAACATCTTGATCTTTATACACCTCCATGAAATGAAGTAGATTGTTACCTTCATTTATCATATTCGTTTGAGTCCTGAAATCACTTATGAAATCACTTATTTTGATAGGGAAGTAATAACGTGATAATTTCTTTAGCATTGGAGCATTATACACAAATTTTAGAATCCATTCCATTAATTGTAGGTTTGAATTAACATTTGGATGAAGGACTTTCATAGCATATTCCTTATTGTCATATTTAGACTTTATTTTATAAACTTGACCTATACTTCCAGAAGCAACTTCATCAATAACATCGTAGTCTTTTGTAAGACATCTGCTAAAATCTTTTCTGTATATATCTTCTGTATGTTTTATATCATGGTAATTACAATTCTCATATACTTCTTCAAGATCATAAAACCAAGAATGTTTAGGATTAGATTTATCAATTTTATAAATGGTTTCTATTTTAGGTAATACCCATTGAACTAATTTTATAGTTACACAACCCGATTCTTTTATATTCTTAACAATAATTTTGAATATAGTCTTTGACTTTTCTTTTTGAAAATAATATATTGAGGACCACAAAAATAATTTCGTATAATTAAATATACCAAGCATATATTAATAAAATAATATTCTTTTTTTTGATCTGAAACTTATTTAAATATAAAAAATATACTTTATATAAAAATATGCCGAATAATCCAGAAAAATTAGTACAAGATCTAATTTTATTCTATGTAAAGGAAAATTATAATATCTACCTTCAAGAACGTGGGTTAAAAAAAATACCGAATAATGATTTAGATTCTGTTATTTCTGAACTTTATTCTCAGAGAAAGGATCATTTAAAAGAATTTATTAAATCATCTCTAAAGAAAATAATGGGGGATGATTATGTAGGGGATTTAGTAATAAATAATATGTTAATAGATATTTTCAGGGATGATGAATTATGTAAGAATCGCATTAAACTTGAGATCATTGAGTATCAAAAAACGATTGTATAATAAAAATAATATATTTTATTATATTAGATATGGATAGTATTATCACACGTAGTTTGAAGAATAAAGTTAAAAAGAGAAAAAGTCCAAAAAATAATTCTTTAAAAAATGAATATTCTGAATTCTTAAAGAAAGGTAAAAATGTTCCAGATATACCTAAGAAAGTTAAAAAATTTTCACCAAAGAAGAATATAAACATTACTGAAAATAGAAAAAATCCTATTTTCATAAAAACAAATAATTCTAAAAAGAAACCAGTTCAAAAGAAACCAGTTCAAAAGAAACCAGTTCAAAAGAAACCAGTTCAAAAGAAACCAGTTCAAAAGAAACCAGTTCAAAAGAAACCAGAACCTAAGAAACCAGAACCTAAGAAACCAGAACCTAAGAAACCAGAACCTAAGAAACCAGAACCTAAGAAACCAGAACCTAAGAAACCAGAACCTAAGAAAACTGGTAGTCGGAAGAGGAATATTGTATCTCTTAATTCAAAACGTAGGTTTTCAAAGAAATCAAAAAGAAGAAAATTAGATAAGAAACATACTAAGTCAAGGAAAATATCTTTTAGATGTTATCCTCAAAAAGAAAAAAATATAGGAGATGTTATGAAAAAAGCAAATAAAGTATCTGATGATGAAATGAAAAAAGAATTACTATCCAATGGTATAGAAATTAAAGGTACTAAAAATAAATTATTAAAAGATATTTACATGTTTTCTTTATTAGGTGGTATTAAGATACATAAAGAATAAATTAATTACCTTCGCCATCACCTCCATCACCTCCATCACCGCCATCACCGCCATCACCGCCATCACCGCCATCACCGCCATAACCGCGTGAATTTTCGTCGCGTGTAGATTTTCTAACAACCTTGAAAAGATACCGTTCATTATCAATCATTAGTGGTGCTCCAAAAACACCAGTGACATTAGAAACTAAAAATTCCTTTTGTCCTTCACCTTGTTCATTATTCTTTTCTACACTCATGGAAACTGTTTCTCCGGGATATAGAATTTTAAAACTATTGTCACACTGTATTGAAGTATAGTGGATGAATAATTCTCTTCCAACTAAATCTGATTCTGGATTTACAACCTTGACAAAACCAAAACCTTTCTTTCTATCAAACCATACTACTTGACCAATTTCACTCATTTTACCCGTTAATTATACAATATTATAATAATAAATCTTTATATATGTTTAAGATATTATTTCAAATAATATTAATTATATATGTGATTTTTTTATTCTTTAATATATTAGATCTTAAGAAATATAATATGAATGGTTTTATAAAAAAATGTAAAAGTAGTGAAGATATCTTATCAAATATACGTAATTTAAACCCTGTTTTATTACATCATGAAAATGATTTTATAATAAACGATGTTATGCTTGACCATGGTGATAATATTGAAAATATTGTATTCAATGAAAGAGAACATATTAATATAGATGGGAATAAATCCCTTTTGAATATTATTGATAAAGAAGAAATACCATATTATCTCATGGGAGGTAAAATACCAACAATAAATAATGATTCAATTGGCATTTATAAAAACCATACTGGAAACTTAGAACAATGTAATAGTAATAATACAATTATATATATAATAGACGGTGATACTAAATTATATTTATTTAATCCAAAACATAAAAATGAAATTAAAGATAAAGAATTAAAAACGACAAAAAAATGGGCACATATCAAAGAATTAAAAAAGGGTGATTATTTAATCATACCAACAAATTGGTTATATTTTTTAGAAACTGAAGAACACTGTATTTTATATTTTAATAAAGTAAATAATATTTTTACAATACTTCCTAATTACATAAGAGATAATTATAAATCTTTTACACTTCCCGATTTTATATCTTCGGTAAATTGAGTAATTTGCATTGTAAAACTTGTTAGAAGTGTTCCATAAAGCATGAATTGATAATCTTTGATTGCTTTAAGATAATCTAGACAATAGTTACAAATAATGTTATGACCAAATATTGTTGTCCAATGATCACACCCAAAATATTTACACATCTCATGTATAAATATATTTGCGATAATAACAATCAAAAGTAGAAATACATATTTTTTAACTGTTTGTTTAAATTCCATAATAAATGATTTAAAACATATAGTATCTTTTTTTCAAATTTATTTAATATTTTTTAACTTCTATGTAATCTTCTGTATCAATTTCATAATAAGCTTCTTTATAACCTATCTGTAATGGTGGTTTGGGTATATAATAAAGTATCCAACAAAATCCACTATATATAGAGATAATCACCCATGCTATAAATTGGTAAGAAACATATACACCATGTATAGTCCTAATCATGTAATATAAATTAATAATATTTGTTAATGCGATACCATTAAACATATTTATATATTTTAATTATTTAAAATTTTATACATATTATTAAATAATGAGAATGTTCAAAAAAATATTAAGTAATGCGAATATAAAAAGACGGATACCATTTCCTTTATTTGATATTTATTATTTTGATTGGCAACCTTTGGTTAGAACTGAAATCCATGATCATGCTAAAAATGGTTGTTTAATGATATTATTAAAGGGTGAATTAAATGAAAAAATATATAATAAAAACTTAGAAATTATAGGAAAAAATAACTATACAAATCCAAATATATCATTTATCAATGATAAAAAAGGCTATCATTCTGTCAAAGCATTAAAAAAATCTAAATCAATTCATATTTATTATCCAAAGGATCATAATACAAAGTCTTATAAAAAATATAAGTAATAATAATATGGAATTAAAAAGGTTTCTTATAATTGTAAGTGTTTCTGTTATATTTATATTCTTTTTTTGTAATGATACTATAGAGGGACAAACCGATGGTGATGGTGGTTCACGTTGTGGGGTAGAAGATACAGAATCATTTGAAGTGTTAAAAGACTGCCTTGAGCTTCCCGATGAAGATGCAGTTACATGTGGTGGAGATGCTCCTCCACCGAGCGATAGTTGTATTGGTAGGTGCATAACACCCATAGTTTCTAATTCGGGATTGACTGCGGAGCAGGTTATGGACCCTGACCGTTTTAATGAAGTGAGACCTACCATGGAAGAAATTCTTTCTTCATGTGCTCCAGAAGAAGATGAACCCACTGAAATGGGAAATTCTGATGAAGAATCAGAACAAAAATTTGGAGTTGATTGTTTGAATAATTGTGAAGTATATTTTCATGATTGCGAAGTAAAGAACGAGAGAAAAACTGTGAATGGAAAAATAAAAATGGTAAAAACATATGGTAATGTAGAAGAATGTCCCAATGGACTCATTCCCGAAGAAAGATGCGATGATATTGATTGGGGTTGTAAAGAGTGTAAGTCTGGATTTTATGTTGGCACTGACAAATTATGTAAACCCAATCCAAGTACATTGGCGATTATATTATATTCAGTATTGTTTTTAATAATTAGTGGATTATTATTATTTGGTGGTCTTAAATTAAAAGAATGGATTTTAAAAAGGGAAGCAAAAGCGATGGCTTCAGGTGTTAAAAGTGCTGGTTTATTCCCTGTGATACCCCCACCATCAAAAATTTGATTAATATTTAATAAACATTGAATCAATAATATATAATGAATAATATCCTTTCACGGGTTATTCATGAACAAAATAAGGATCTCTTACAAAGAATAGCAAACGACAAATTTACAACTGTTGAGGAAAGAGAAGCATTTATAAGTAAATATCATAAATTAAATTATGCGCATTTGAATACTGTTAAGAAAGATAACGTTGAAAGTTATAAAAAGAAGTATAAAAGGGCGATGCGTTAAAAAAGCATTATTATAAAGTAGTATTGTATTGGTGGACACAACCAAAATCGTGTCATTATATAATCCGGAAACTGGGAGAGTCTTTATCCTTGGTACCTCCTTTAATAACTATAACATGATAACTACATACCATACAATGTAATAAGATTGACGCCCAATATTTTCAGTTTTTTCATTTATCCTGGGGTAAACGACAGTCCCTTAAAAATGTAGTTATATATGAGTTATAGTTTAAGATTCATTTTTTAATTTAGTTTTAGTATTAATATTATATTATAATATAATATATGGTAGTTTCTTTTAATAATCAAATAGGTTTAAGCTTAGATCACCTAGTTAGCAAAGAAATTTTTAGTTTGATTATCCTTATGATGGTCCATGACGGGTTTCATGATTTCTATAATGATAAATCTAAAGATGATTTTTTAGACCTTTTTAAAAAATATATTGTTGTGGATTCTCCGGTTGCGGTTGCGGATACGACTGTTTCTGGCGGTGCCGGCACCGCGCCCCCCTTGGCGGCGGCGATTGGGGAGGAGCCGCCGGGGGATAGAGGACATCGCGTAGGGCGGTTCCCTGGACCTGAAATTGAAGGATTAGAAAATTTTGAAAACGTACTTGATGAAACAAATATTTTATTAAATGAATTAATTCTCAAGTATAATTATTTATTTATCAAAGAAACAATAAAAGAACATTATGATAGATATTATATAGTGTTGAAAGATGAAATTAGAGTAAGTATAGAAAAATATCTAAATGCTTTACATAGATTTGGATTGGGGGGAACAGGAAATTATAATACTTTAAAAGGATATTATATGACATATTTTCGTACATTGTCAGATGGTGATTATAGTAATTTAAATCATTATATGTCAAATACCATTGGAATTTTAGAAGGAATAAAAACTTTAGCTGAAGCGAATATACTATCATCTAACCATTCTAGTTTAGTACGTTCTATCGGTGGTGAAATAGTTAGTAGAATGGATGAAAGTATAATTAGAATGGATGAAAGTATAATTATAAGTGAACAATTATCTGAAAAAAGTTTAGCATTGCTCCGTCGTTCTGATCTCCCTTTACAAACACGGTTTGAACTACATCGTATTCTTAAAGAAATATATGATGAACTTTATTCTTCACTTAAAAATAGAATAAACATTAAAATTTTTGATCACATATTTACTAATACATTTGAATTACTTGTATCATCATGTAATTATGAAGGTTGTAAGATAGATGAAACTTTAAATATTGGAAAAGAATTCATAATTTTTGAATTTTATAAATTAAGATCATTTGAATCTAACCTTACGCCTGAAGAAAAACAAGTTTGTATCGATATGTTTAATCAAATTGATACAAATAGAGATGGTAATATTAGTCAAGTAGAGCTTATAACTGCATTAAGATTAAATATAAGTGTATTAAGTAGTTTAACAAATGCACCAGTAAGTATACAGGAAGTGATAAATATACCAATCCCGGAGAATGATAACCCTGAAAGTATTGCTGCTTTTACAAGGACGTTTCAAAAGATTGATAAAGATGGTCATGAAGCCGATGAAGGGCGTGGAATATCACAAGTAGAATTTACAAACTATTATTCCACGATTAAAAATAATGAAAAAATCAAAGTCACATTCAGTGGTGATCTAGAAATACTCAGAAAATATTTAACACCTGATAATCCTGATAATTTTAAAACAAAGGATTTTGAAGATTTTTATTACGAAGAATTATTTTCAGGTCTTATGGAAGAAACAGAAGAAGAATATAGGACCATGAATAATAAACGGAAACCAGGAATAAATGTATCGGAAAATGAAACATCACAGACAGAAACAATTCCATTAGCACAACAAGCTTTAGTTGTAGAGGGTAGTGATGAAGGGGAGTTAGAATATACACAAAGTCTAGCAGTTTCACCTACCACTTCTCCGCAATATAGACAAAATAGTCCAGTGGAAGAAAGTCAAGCATTTACACCGACCACTTCTCCACAATCACGTTCGCTTCGGGATGGACAACATAGTCCCGCAGCAATAGCACCCGATAGTCCTGGAGGTATTCAAGTAATGGATATTGTGGAAGAAAAAAGTGATATTCGTAGTGGGAAAAGATTAAAGGGTGCTCCACCACCACCACCAGTCCCTAATACTGGAGGTAATCCAGTAATATCGGGTGGTGCAGATTCTTCCGCAATTACTCCGATAATATTGCGAGAATGTGTTGATTTTTTTAATAGGATAAATAGATATTTAAACGAATTAAATTCAAAAACAAATATAGATGATACTTATAAGGAATTCTTTGAACTCTTTACTGATAAAAAACCGGAATGGTGGACCGATGGAGATTCTTCAACTGTTTCTACTTTTGATGAAAATGAATATGATGAAACTGCAAAACCTGAGATAATTCGTTTACTAACATTCATAGAGGGAACACCCACCACAGATATATCTAATTATAAGGGTCAATTAGAATCTATAAATTCTATCATATATATATATGAAAGTTTTAAAAAATTCTTTAATAATAAACTATATTCAAAAGTAAAAACTAAATCAGATAATATAGATTTAAAAATACCGGGTAAAAGTAATGATTTATATGATGAACTAAGTATTACTTATAATTATAATGGGAAAGATAAAAAAATATATTTTTCAATAGTTGAATTTATTTACATTATGTATATGCGTTATGAAATGGATATTAAAAATATACCCCATCGTGAATTAAAATTAGATATAAGGAATAGTTTTGTTATTAATGCTTACACTTTTGGAGAAAATGCATTAAAAAGGACACGTCCTGGATATGAAACTAAAGAACGGTTCATAGTTTATCAAGCATTAAAAGAAAAAATTGAAAATTTTTGTAATGATGGGAGAGGAGACTCTTTTAGAGGAAGAAGTAATATAGAAGGTTTAAAACTTATGATATCTACCCCTTCTCAAGAATTATTCAATAAATTTATAGATAATGAAGAACTTCTTAATAATTTTGATAATCTAATCAATATACTAAATAAATTAAAAAAATATATAGAAAGATTTGTCCCATACATTGATACCAGTGTTAAAAAAAAAATGAGTGTTTCAGAAAAAGATGATTGGGCAAAAATTTTTAAATGTTTCTCAGAAGATTATGTAAATAAACTAGGTAATATTGGTACTAACGATTATAAAAGTATGTTTGGTGAAATAATAAGATATGGTAATGAAACGAATATTACAACAAGCGATATGAAAAAAGGTGATTCATTGGATAAAGAAATATGGAAAAAATTAGGAAGTAAACATGAAACTTTTGACAAAATCCATGGTAGTATTGGTAAAATAGTTAATAATGCAATGCCACCACAAATGAAAAAATTGTTTAAACTTAATTATTTATGTAATACTTCCATTCTAGATCCTATGGGGACATTTGGCAGTTGTACAAGGGTCCCTTTTGGAAGGTCGGGGTATGATTTAAAATATAAAATTTCATACGATCATGAAAATTATATCTATATAATTTTACCTGTTAAAGCAATAAATGATGTTAGTATTGTAAATGGGAAAGTTGAAGTAGTAGTGAATGGTGAGCATATGGTTAAAGATGAATTTACACTAACACACTTTAATTCAGAAGAACCATTTTCTATTAGTAATATTGTTAATCAGTTAAGACCTATTACAGGTAGTGCGCTTGATCAGGAAAAAGCACGGAAAGATAATAGGAATATCCTTTTTAGAAAATTTTTGGGAGATTTTTTACAAGCATTACAGGTATTTGCTAATATTAAAAACGATAATCCCCATGGTGTATATTATACATCAAATGATAAACCTGCTTCAATTATGTTACAAATATTACTATACTCTCACGGTGAAAACAATAGTTTGAAATATCCTTATAAAGGTATAAATCCAACTGATAACGATGGAAATTATGGTGGTCATATTGAAAAAGACAAAAGTGGAGCAAATGACGTTTCAGGATATAAATGGAAAGTACATTATTATCATCCTAATTTAGATAAGAATATACAACATTTTTATGCTTTACCTTCTCCACCAGTATCTCCTGTAACTAGAGGAGGGGGTACTCGTAAGAAAAAAACGAAACGTAGGTCTAAGATGAGAAAAATAAAGAAGAAAACACGGAGAAAGAATACAAGGCGTAAAAATACAAAGAAGAATACACGAAGAAAAACAAAGAAGAATACACGAAGAAAAACAAAGAAGAATACACGAAGAAAATCAAGAAAGAATACGCAAAGAACATTAAAACGTAGAACTAAAAGGTCTAGAAGAAAGTAAATAATAATATTTCAATATATTATAATGCTATCAAAAACTAAAAATAAATTATTGGGTAACCCCAGTAGGCCCTTATTTTCTCCAAAAATACCATCTCGGTCACATTATAAAGTTCCATCATCTGATGCTCTTAATCTTAGAAGCAGGGTTATTGAATTAGAGAGTGAAAATAATATTCTTAAAAATAAAGTAAATATCTTATATGAAGAAAATCTAATGTTAAAGGTTCAAGTTGATAACATTAAAGATAAAATGAAAAGGTTATTTGATTCTAAAAAACTCCGTATGACAGTTAGAAAAGGTGCGTTGGATAAAAAGTATCGTGATGAAAGAGAAGAATATATTAATAAAATGAGAGATGACCATCCGGATCTAGATATAGGTACATTAACAGAAGAAAATTTAGTATATGGAGATCCAAATATTCCACAAAATAGACCAGTTTCTGTTAAACCAAGTGACATAAAGTTTGGAGGTTATGCAAAAAAGAAAAAGAAACCTAAGAAAACGCGCCGTAGGTCTAGAAAGAAGAGAAAGTCTAAAAAAAATAAGTTATCTTTCACCTAAAGCAGTTTTAAAAGAAGATGATTTTCCATCTGAACAATAATTAATTAATTCTTTTGCTAATATCTTGTATGCTTTACCATTACTTTCTTGTTCTCCAATAGTGGGGCATATTTCTATTTCATTGATAAAGAATTCTCTACATCTTTTATCATTGTTCATACAACACGCAAAATCAACACGGCATTGAACTAATGGTTCATGATCTTTAAAGATATCTGCTAATAATTTTTTAGCAGTATCAAGGCATTCTTTTAATAGTTCTTTTTCAATTTTATCTTGAGATTGAAAGACACCTTCTCCATCAGACCATTGTTGTTTGTAAGAGTATATATTTTTTCCATTAATCCAATATGTTTTTATTTCTCCGAATTTATTAAATTCGGGTATAAATTCTTGAATTAATATTCTACGATAATCATTCTTTTTAAGACGTTCCAAGTAATCTTTGACCTTCTTTTCATTAACATTTTTAATAATCTTGAAACCTGTTTTAAATGCTCCTAATTCAGGTTTTACGATTACTTCTTTAAAATTGTTCTTTTTTATGAAATCCATAATAGGTTTAACCGAATAATTATTCAAATTAACAAATTTAGTGGGTGTGATATTGTATCCTTTTTTATTAAAGTATGTCATGTATTTATGTTTGTTAATAACAAATTCCTGCATTTTTTGAGAAGGTAAAACAGTCGCTTTTGTTTTTTTTAGTATATCCATATATCTTTTATATCCATCATAACCATTATCCATAAAAGAATAAACACCTTCAAAGATTGAAAAAATAAAATCACATTCATTTGCTTCCTTTAATGTAAATGTTTGTCCAAATAATGGAACAACTTCAAAACCATTTTTTTCACCATGTGCTTTTACTTCAGCAAAGATAGCATAATCATATGGGATATAATCACCATATATATCATATTCTTCAAGGGGTTTCATTATTTTTTTATTGGTCTTATAATATTTTTGTGAAACGGGTTCATCCTCGGTCCCTACAATTACACCAATTTTTTTCATTAATATATTATATATAATATATTAATATGGATTTTTCAATATACCCAGTTAAAGATTCTAACTTTTATAATACCGGAGATAAAGTTATTAGTGAAAAAAAAGTAAATTCTTGCTTACACACGCAAGGATATTCCCATACTTCCTGTAAAATTGATGTATCAAGTGGATACAATAAACCATTAAATGAAGTATGTAAGGAGATCCATTATAGTATAGCAACAAAGGATCCTGGGGAGATATGTAATGATTCTCCGTGGAATAATATGACAAGGAGAATCTCATTAGTTAAAGATTATTAATTTTTAACTAATATATATAAATGGAAAAGGGATTCTTATTAAATCGTAATCATAATTATTATTTTGAAAAAGACATTACATATAAGAACTATATATGTAAAGACTGTAGTCAAAAAAAGAAAGAGTATGAAATTTGTAAAGAGGATGGGTGTCATCCGAAAACATTAACAAATCTAGGTTATATAGAGGTTGGTATAGGGAGGCAACAAATTGTTTTAACAACGCCACTTATGGTATGTCCATTTGGTTTTAATAAAGGAACGAATACATTAACATTACAATTTACTAATTATAAGACCGATCCTGAAATGAATAGTTTTATAAGGTTTATAAAAGATTTAGAATTAAAACAAATGCAATATATTGGACTAGAAGAAGACGAATCTGATTTGTATTTATCACAAATAAAAGTGGATGCTAAAAAGAAATATGATCCTAATTTTATATTAAAGGTGCCTTTTAAAAATAATGGTTATGATGTGAGTATTAAAAATAAAGGTTCATCTATTTCGGTAACTAATATCTATAAATGGACCAAACTAAGGTGTGATATATATATTGATAAGATATGGAAATTTAATGGTAAGTATGTATGTAAATGGAAGGTAAAGAACATATTGATGGATTAAACGCGTTAATTTTATTTATAAAGTATCTAATAAAATGTAAAAATGAGTAGTAATATCGTTAGATGTGATGATGTTAAAATAGAAAATATAAACTACACGAAACCTGAAAAGAATGGTCAATCTTATTTTTCATCTATAAGTTATGGAGATGCTTTGAATCCATTTTATATTCAAACACCTAAATTAATATGTAAGACAAATATTTCGGAGATGAATGGTAAAAAGGTCCCTTATTTGGATGTTGAAGTTCCGAGTGGTAAAATGAATATTTACGATTTTTTGTTATCATTGGATGATAATAATATTAAGAAAACTGTTAACAATCAGAAGAATGGTTT